ACCCTCAATGCCCAGTACCAGCCGATAAGCCCAGAATTGCTCTCCGACAAAATCGGGGCGCACAAGGGCTTTGCCTATACAATAGTCCAGAACTTACAGCGCAAACTCAATGCAAACCAACGAGTCTAACGAAGCCCTGACCTACGTTCAGGATAAGCCTAACGTAGCCGCGCTGAAAAATGCGTACGACACGACCATCGGGGACTTGGACTGGTACTTGCAGAGTACGCGGGACTCCTATGACTACCGACGCAACATCTGGCCGGGGAAGTCCAAAGACCTGCGCAAGCATGGGGCAGACGCCTTTCCCTTTGAAGGGGCGGCGGATTCGGAGGTGCAGATCATCGACGAGCGCATCAACACCTACGTTGCGCTGTTTATGTCTGCGCTCAATCGGGCCAACATCAGGGCCTACCCGGTTGAAATCGGAGACCTGAGCCGTTCTCGCGTGGTTAGCGCCTTCCTGAAGTGGATGGTGGCTTCCTACATCCCCGACTTCAAGCGCCAGATGGAGCTTGGGGCCAACTACCTGATGGAGCGAGGCATGATGATTAGCTACGTGGGCTGGCAGAAGGAAAACCGCACCTTCCTTCAGCGTCTGGACATCAACCAGATCGCTCAGGTTAGCCCCGATTTGGCCCAACTCATCATCGACGGCAAGTCTGACGACCAGATTGTCGAGCTTCTGAAGGGACAGTTTCAGGGATTGACGGACAAGCGGGCCAAGAAGGCTTTGAAGGACCTCCGCAAGTCTGGCAATGCTGAGCTTCCCGTGGTCCGCCAGAGCGTCAATTGCCCCAAGGTGGCGGCATTAGCCCCTGATAGCGACGTTTTCTTCCCCGCCTATACGACTGACCCTCAGAAGGCCCCGTATTGCTTCTGGCGCGTCCTAATGACCGCTCAGGAGATTAAGAACAAGGTGGCTACGGAGGGTTGGGATGAGGAGTGGGTGGACAAGGTGTTGGAGATGCAGGTGACCTCCGTGGACATGACTGATCCTCGGACCAACACCCAGTACAACAAGCTCTCGACGGAGCAGACCACCGAGCTTTACGAGGTCATCTACTGCTACCAGCGCCTAATTTCTCAGGAGGACAACTCAGAAGGCATTTATTGCACTGTTTTCCATAATAACTGGTACGGAACTCCTGAGAATCCTAAGTACGCCAAGCACGAATTGCTCAATGGTTACGACGACTATCCGTTCGTCGTCACCAAACTGGGTGAGGACAACAAGCGCCTGTACGAGCTTGCCACCATTCCTGAACAGCTTCGCGGCATCCAGTGGCAGGTGAAGGTGGAGCGCGATAGCCGCATCGACCGTAACTCCTATGCAACCCTTCCCGCCATCCTCTATCCCGCTGGAACTCCCGCCCCTGAGTGGGGTCCGGGCGTCAAGGTAGCCTATCGTCGGATGGGCGAGATTCAGTTTGGGCCTACTCCTCCCTACAACCCCGGCAGCGTGGAGATGGAGCGCACGCAGATTGAGCAGGCCGACCGCCTCATGGGTCTGGATCATGCCAATCCAATGGCCCGCATCCGCCAGCAGTACTTCGTGGACAAGTTCCTGACCCACGTCAGGGATGTCCTTCGTCTGTCCTACAAGTGCTACCAGCGGTTTGGACCTGAGCAGGTGTTCTTCCGCGTCACAGGAAGCCCCGATCCGGTGCGCTTTGGCCGTGGCGACCCGAATGAGAACTTCGACATCAACATCAACTTTGATGTCCTCAACACCGATCCCGAGACCCTTGAGTCTCAGCTAAACCAGTTCGTAAGTCTGCTCCAGTTCGACCGTAATGGTCGTATCAACGTGGACCGCATGCTTGAGGCTATGGCTGGGGCGGTTAATCCCCTCCTTGCGGATGCTGTTCTTCAGCCCGCTCAGGAAGCCCAGCAGCAAATCGTCCGTCAGGTCACGGATGACCTGTCGAAGATTTACGCTGGGATTGAGGTGGGTGCGCGGCCCAACGGGGCTCAGGTGGCCATGCAGGTCATACAGCAGTATGTCCAGCAGCCCGACGTTTCCCAGCGGTTGCAGAACGACGAGTCTTTTGCGGCTCGTCTCCAGAAGTACTCCGCACAGTACCAACAGCAGATGGTGCAAGCTCAGAACGCAATTGTTGGACGGATCGGCACGCAGCCCGCCCAAATGGGCAATATTCAAACTCAAGGGATGAATGCCTAAGCATGGAGACATTGACCAGACCACCGGAATGGTGTTTTGGTCATTTGATTCAAATGGGGGCGAACGCTGGTTCGATCCTGCTAGGTTCTTTTTTAGAAAGAACACAGCTAACTTAATTAGAAGGCGTTCCTATTGGGCTAACCACGAACAAAGCAAAACAAAGGTTAGGGAATGGGGTGCTGCAAATCGTGAAAAAAAGCGGGCTTCTTTTACAAAATGGAGTAAACGTAACTTGGACAAGATAAGAGATTCGTTTCTAAAGCGAAAGTACGGCATCTCTTCCGAGAGATATCAAGAAATGCTGATTGAGCAAAACTTTGGATGTGCCATATGTGGAACATCCGAGTCGGCAGTTCGTAAGGCGTCCGGTAAACGGCACGCCTTGTGCGTCGATCATTGCCACGCAACTGGTCGAGTCCGTGGACTATTGTGTGTCAACTGCAACATTGCCCTAGGAAAGTTCAAGGACAACACCCAGACGATGCAGCGAGCAATTGAATATCTTATGGCACAGCAGTCTGAGCCTGTTGCCGTCTTAAATTTGACTTCGTCGCCTTAGACTTACTGGGTTGCAATTTATCGGCAATCGTCCCAGCAGTACCAGTTCCAAATGCAGCAGGCTCAGAACGCTCAGATTGGTCGGATTGGTACTGCGCCCGCTCAGATGGGTCAAATGCAGACTCAGGGGATGAACGCATAAGGCGGTCCCACTTTTCGGTCAGCGACTCATACTGGGCAGCGAACAGCACCTCGTCCAAAGCGAGGATGCGTCCGCTTATTTGCTGAAGGCTTTCCGTCTTCAGGTCGTGGAGTTGCTTAATCCAATACTCCCGCACGGCATGGAGTTCGTTCAAGAACTTCAGAAAGTCCTGACTGTTATGGAGGCGTTCGATGATTTTTGGGTCGAGCATCACTCCATGTGGCTCAGCAGGGCATTCCTAGGCAAGCACTAAATGGTGTGTGCTAGGATTTGGATAACTCGCAATCGCCGGGGCGCAAATACGGCGGAAACACAATCTATGTCAGAAGACGCTACGTCAAACGCGGCAGACGTTAAACCAGCCGTGGAAAACAAGCCGATGTCGGACAAGGACTTCCTGTCCAACCGCATCGCCAAGCTAACTGCCAAGGCCAAACCGGCTGAAGCAAAGCCTGAATCGGCTCCTGAGGAGCAACCGAAGGCTGAGTCTCCCTCACAGGAGGGCGAAACTAAGCCAGAGGAAGCCCCGAAAAAGGAGGTTCTTTCAAAGGATGTAGACGAGCTAACGGATGAGGAAATCGCTGAATTGGCTCAAAAGGGCAAGAGCGGGCTCCTGAAGCGCATCGCTGAACTTACTGCCAAGAGAAAGTTGGCGGAGGAGAAGGCGGCGTCTCTGGAGGCCATGATTGCTCAGGCCAAGCAGCAGATTCCCGAAGTCAAGGTGGAGAACAACCCTTACGCCAACGTAAACACGTTGGATGACCTTCAGGCCAAGCGCAAGGAGGTTGACGAGGTGGTTGAGTGGGCTGAGGAGGTTCTCTTCCGATCCGAAGACCTATCCGCGACTGACGTTGCGGTGACGGTAGACGGCAAGGAATACACAAAGGCTGACATCCGCGAGTCCCTTCGCAAGGCCCGCAAGGCCCGCGACAAGTTCATCCCCGCGCAGTTCCAAGAATTGCAGGCGGCTGATCAGCGCAAGCAGATGGAATCAGCATTCCAACAGCAGGCGCGTAAGGAACTCAACTGGCTTGATGGAGAGGACAACGACACCCGCAAGCGTTTTGAGGCAATGGTCAACGACCCGCGTCTCAAGCGAGTGAAGGAAGCTGTTCCCGACATCGCGCCGCAGATTGAATACCTCATAGCCCACGCAGCCAACTCCATGTATGGCCGCAGGGTCATTGAGGCGGACAAGCCCAAGTCCCCCGCAATCAATCCGCCGTCCAATCCCTCCACTACCGCTTCCGCAAGTGAGCGGGTAGATGGAAGGGTTGAAAAGTCCCTGAAAGAGGTCGAGGCCCGGTTTAAACAAACAGGAAGCTCTAGCGACTTCATCGCCCTCCGCGCAGCTCAAATCTCTAAACGTAAAACCTAACTAGTCATGTCATTCTCCAATACCTACGACACTACCTCCCCCGGTAGCGCGGCCCTCAATCGTGAGGACCTTCAGGACGCCATGTCCATGCTGTCGCCCGCTGAGACCCCGGTTCTTAGCACGGCGGATAAGTTCAAGTGCAACGCCACCTTCGTTGAGTGGGGCGTTGATAAGCTCTCCACCCCGTCCTCGACGGCGGTGAGCGAAGGTGCTGATGTCACCGACTTCGACGACAAGTTTGAGTCGGTTGCTCGTCTGGGCAACTACGTCCAGAAGCTCCGTCGTTCCTACCGCGTGTCGGACCTCCAGCAGGCCGTCTCCTCGGTTGGACCGCAGGACATCGCCCGTGCGGAGATGAAGGGCGTCAAGGAACTGAAGCGCGACGTGGAGAAGACCCTCCTCGGCACGCAGGATCGTGCGGCTGAGAATGGTGGCGGCACGGCCTACACCATGCGCGGTCTCGGTGACTGGATTGACTCCTCGGGTCCGGCGGATGTCCCTGCTGACTACCGCACCCCGTCCGGTTCGATCCACGGTTCTGGCACCTTCAGCGAGACCGTTCTGAACAACCTCATCACGTCGATCTATCGCGTGTCGGGTGTGACGAACAGCCTCACGCTGGTGGCGGACACCGCCCTTCGTCGGGTCATCAGCGACTTCGCTCGCGCTGACTCCTCGACCGGCCCGATCCGCACCTTCAACAGCAATTCGGCCTCTGGCCTGATTAAGCTGTCGGTTGGTCAGTATCAGTCGGACCACGGCATTGTCACCATCGTTGACATGAACCCCGACTGCGCTCCCGACACCACCAACAAGGACACGGGTTATCTGATTAACCCCGACTTCTACGCGGTGGGCGAGCTCATCCCGCTCGGCAGCACCCGTCTGCCGAACCTCGGTGGTGGCGAGCGTGGCTATGTTGACTGGACCGGCACCCTCAAGGTGGCGCATCCGGGCGCGCATGGCAAGATCACCGTCCTGAGCTAACCCTAACCAAGGAGACCATTACAATGGCTAAAGTTGCTATCAACGAACTCGGTGGGTTCACCGATGTCATCAAGCTGGACTTCAATGACCTGATCGCCATCGGCAACGGTGGCAGTCGCGTCATTGCCAAGATGCCGGCCCATTCGGCGGTGGAGCTTGCGGCGGTCGCCAACACGGTGGACATCGCTGGCTCGTCCTCGCTGGTCATCGACGTTGGAACGACCTCGGCTGACCCCGATGAGTTCATCGACGCGCTTGACGTTGACGCCATGACCGTTCCGGTGTTCAACACGGGCGACCAGTTCACGTCTGGTGGAAGCAAAGCCGTCAAGGCCGTGTCTTCCGAGACGGACGTGCTGCTCAAGGTGACTGATTCGGCCATCGCCTCCCTGACGGCTGGCGAAATCGTCATCGCGCTGCGTATCATCGAACTGGCGAAGTTCGCCTAATAGACCGCGATACGCTGTTAGAATGGGGGCGCATCCTGAGGGGTGCGCCTCCTTTTTTATGCACATCATCACCAGCTTGCCCGGAGAAGGGGCCGTGAAGGACGCTCTGATCCGTGAAATCAAGACGGGTTTCGAGCTAATCAAGGCAAACGAGAAGAAAGAGGAAATCGTAGCCGCGCATGAGGCCCAGAAATGGAAGGGCCATAAGACGATTCCGGGGCTTGGTAAGGCTGTGGCTTTCTACCCTGCTGACGAATACTTCCGTCTTATCCGCAAGTTTGGGCGGCATGAGGTGAACAGCAAGGAATTCATCAAGTACCATCAGAAGAAGTTTCCACATCTGGCTCCCAATAAGATTTGATGCAAACGGACACCTACAGCAATCTCCTGTCCTTGGTTAAGGGGTTGTCTGGGAATACCACCCTGACCACCGCTGAGGAGTCGTTGGTTGGTAGCTTCATCAATCGACGCATCTACAACGCCTACCGTAGGAATGCCTATTGGCCGCGCTATCTAGTTCTGGGCGAGGCTCGGGCGGCTAGCGCCAGCGTCATTCCCTTCGATCAGGCGACCCTCAACTCCATCGACACCTTCCTCCGCATCTACGACGAGGCTCCCTACGTCACGAACAGCGTGGATGAGTTTGAGTTCGTCCTTACGAACGACGGGGCTAAGGTGATTAGCAATTCGGACAGTCTGACCACCTTCTACGTCGATTACAAGAAGCGGTGGGGAGGGGACTACAACTCAACCACCAACCAGAACGTACCCCTTGAGTTCTTCCATTATGCCGCGCATGGGGCCTTTGCCGGCTTCCTGCGGTATGATGGTCAGAACGAGAAGGCGGCGGCTGAGGAGGCTTATGCGGAGAGCCTTCTTGTGCTATAATTGGAGAACGCAATGAACCAGCGCAATGCCAACCGAGTGGCAGGGCGCTTCCGCAGTCATTCCACCTCTCAATCCCGCTTTTAATCATGGCTAACTCCCGCATCGTCAACACCCCGTCTCAGGCCATCCCCCAGACGGGTGCCACGCACAAGCAGAACACGATTAGCTCCACGGCGGAGGATGTGATTGATTTCACTCTCCAGAGCGACACGACGCATGTGTTCGTGCAGTTTACGGGGGCTAATGCCCGTGTGACGCTGGACGGGTCCACTAGCCCGACGACGAGCCTTGGATTCCAGTATCCCGATGGTTCTACGGCCTATTGGACACGGGTGCAGGCCCTGAAGGCCAAGGCCATCCGTGACGACTCCACGGACGTTGTGGTGGAGATTCAGGAACTTAACTACCTTTGATGTTTCTGGACGTTCCAATCCTTGTTCGCCCGTTTTCCTCGGGCAATGGGATGACTCCTGTCTTTTGTGACAGGGAGTTTTGGAGCGATGTTTTGATGTCACGCCCCTAACATGCAGTTTGACGTTCCAGTTTTGGTTCGCCCCTTCTCGTCCAACAAGGGCGTCACTCCCATCAACGCGGACAGGGAGTTCTGGAGCGATGTCATCATGTCCCGCCCCCAGACGGTTGATCCCGACATCATTTACGGGCTCATCACGTCCTCTGGGGATAGGTTTGTGGATAGCAGCAGCAATCAATTCATAGCCGTCACCTAACATGGCCGACATTCGCATCAATTCCCTCCCGTCCACCGCTACGTCGTTCAACACGGACGACTACATCGCCATTGACGGGGCTTCTGGTGGTACGCGCAAGATGCTTGCGGCCACGTTGCCGCTGACGGATGTCACGTTTGGCTCGTCCGGTCCCAGCGCCAAGTCGTCCATTGCGGCGCGTGCGGCGCGTCAGGGGTTGGTGTTTGATGGGACGGCAGGTGCAACGTTTGGTGGAGTTACCTTTGGAACAAGTAACTTTACTGTTTCAGCGTGGGTCAGCTTCTCATCGCTTGCCGCAAATAACGTAATTTTTGATTCATCTGGAGGCACCGCTTTTGCTCTTTACGTTGCAACGGATGGAAGTCTGCGGCGACTAGATCGCATCACTTCAACTACTACTGCGTCGGCTGCTGGATTGATTACGACCGGCAAGACATACCTTGTTACTTACGTTCGTGGTGTTCTCTACATTAATGGCGTTCAGGTACAAACGTTTTCCGACACATCCAATTATGGCGTATTAAACCGCATTGGTTGGGCTGCATCTGGCGATTCGTTTTGCACTGGGCTGTTAGCCCCGCTGATCTACAACC